ATTCTCAAACTTAATTTGCTGTAGTTCTTTAGCATTAGCATTTCTATCTTTAGCAGCTTGCACTCTATCTTCATGATTCATTTCCATGCGTCTAACTTCCATATCTCTCCATGCTTGTTTATCAGAAGCATTTTGAATTAATGGAGCAAGTTTTTCAGCAGGAAGATAAGTAGAAAGAGTACTAATAATCTCTTCACTAGTAGGAGATCTATTTTCTTTAGCTGTATCTTCATTAAGTTTTTGTAAAGCTAATTTAGCATCTTGATCTTGTTTTAGATCAAATTGTTTTTGTTGAATAGTAGCTTGTTTAGTATTCCAATCAATAATCTTAGAAGCACCTTCTTCAGCTACCTTAGCAGCAATATCAGGGAAACCAGCTTCTGTAAATCTCTTTTGAAGAGTAGGATAAAGAATGTTAGGGTCAGATACACCTGAACCTAGTTCTTGTTGAGTAGTTTGTAAGACTTTATAGACATCAGTAGCTTTCTTAATCTCAGGATCTTGTGTACCAAATAAAGCATTAAGACCTTGACCAATTAATGTTCCAATTCCAGCTCCAGCAGCAGCTCTAGGACCTTGAGCAGCATAAGCTTTTATTAATTCAGATTGTTGTTGTCTTCTTTGTGCTTCTAACTCTTGTGGAGTTGGTCCAAATAAACTAGGTACGATTCCAGCCATAATTATACTCCTGAATAAGGTGAAAGTCTTAAACCACCTGATGCTGGGGCATAACTAGTCATGCTACCACCATAACCACCTCCAGTAGGTACATATCCCCCACCACCACTGCTAAATAAACCACCTAGTTTACTAAATGGATTAAAAGCACTTACAGTGGAACCAATGAGACCACCCCAGAATCCAAGTCTATTAGCTTGGTTTTGAGCTTCAATTTGAGCATTAGCTTGATTTACACCAGTGACATTCTGACCTGCTTGTAATGAATATGGTATAAACTGGTTAGGAAGACCAGCAATATTAATACCAGTACCTAATAAACCTGCAGCAGTTGTTAATGGAGCTGTAGTAAGTTCTTGACCGGTACCATAGAAACCTAAAGCATTTCTAAGATCATCAATTTGTTGTTGTCTTGCTCTATCTTCAGCACCTAAATAAATATTTCTATTAGCTTCTTCTCTAGCTTTAAATAAAGAATATTGTTCAGGATTAATATATCCACCACCTGATACACCTACACCAGCTCCAGTTCTACCTGTTTTAAACAATGTATCAGCTAATCTAGATTCTTCTGCAGCTCTTTGTGGCTCCATACCAGCAAGTACTTGATTGTAATAGTCTCTAGTCTTAGCACCAATATCTACTCCAGCACCTCTAGCAAATAATCCTCTACCTAAGTTAGATACATCAGTAGCAAAACCCATTTGCTCTGTAGAAGGAAGAGCTCTTTCAGCAGCAGAGGTATATAAATTAAACCATTTTTGTAGCTCTGGAGATAGGGCTGTAGTTACTCCTCCACCACCTGAAGGTGTCACTGTGCCATAAAGAGTAGTTACTGGTGATGCTGAATAATCAGGAATTTTAGGAGCATCCTCACCACCAAGAAAATCTGTTACAAAACTCATATTATACCTCTGTCTTTATAAAATTAATAACATCTTTTGTTCTACCAACTTCTTTAAAACCTAATCTCTTAACAAATGCTTCTGTTTCATGGTAAGTTGATGTTTCTACTTTACCATACTTTAGAAGGAGATTTTTCATAATACGCTTATACATCTTTAAAGGAAACCATCTACCTTTATATTCAGGAAGACAACCACAATGTATTCTATTCCCTTTAGTGAGTATTAATGCAACTACTTTATCATCTCTATATATGGGATAATATTCCCAAGTAGCTGCTTCCTCTAAAAACTTCTTTTTATTCTCTTTAGGACTTCCATATATCCTATAGAGAAGATTTACATATTCTATCTTACTCATTAACTCTTCATAATATAACATAAAGCGTAGTACGGAGGTAAATTAGCATTCGTACCACTTGAACCTGTTGTAGAGTTAGAGACTGTAATCCCTGTTGTAGATGTTCCTGTTGTAGAAGAAGTATAATTACCAAATACTGCATTTCCACCTGCTTGATATGGTGGAGTTAGCATTTGATTTACAGTATGATTATGTCCTGGGTCTGTTACTGTGGCAGTATGGGTATGACTTACTACAATAGCATCTGCACTACCCCCTGTTGCATTTACAGCATAAGTAGAACCAGCACCTACTATAAATTTATTACGCAAATCTGGTGTAGAATTTGTACCATCACATAAAACCCAACCACTAGGTATAGTTACTAAAGAACCTGACCATATAATAATACCTCCACTAGGAAATGAAGAAGCTACAGCTGTACTTACAAAAGCTGTTGTAGCAAGTTGTGTTGTATTAGTCCCTGCTGTAGCAGTTGGAGCTGTAGGAACACCAGTAAGTGCTGGTGAAGCTAAATCAGCTTTAGTATTTACAGCTACTTGTAAAGCATTAAATTCAGTATCAAATTCTGAACCTTTAATAATCTTTCCTGAATCATTTTCAGGCAAAGAGTCTTTAGCAAGAAAGTTAGTGGTTTTTGTATAGTTAGACATTATAAAATTTTCCCTGTTTTAAGATAGACATCTATTTTTTGTATTGATACTGGATTATCATTTACTGTAGCTTCAACTCCAAATTGTATTACTTTACCTGAGCCAGATAATGGCATTGATATTGAATTAACACCAATACCTGCTGAAGCATATTTAGATATATTATACTTAGCTGTAGTATTATATTTAGAAAATGTTTTATTACCTAAATTTTGTACAATACTTACAGATAAAGGATTTAAAGTATAATCATATCCATATTTAAAAGAAAAATCTTGATCTCCACTACCAATAACAACTAAGTTAGCTTTTTTAAGTAATTTAGTTTGTGTTGGTGCTCCTAAGTCTGAATTAGATGTATAATAACTAAAAGTATATGATGAAGTATTATCTAAATATCCTGTATATTCTGCAATACCATTTGGAACTCCTAAAAGAAGTTTTCTACTTTCTGTACTACAGAATGCTTTATATGTAATACCAGCATTATTACTCCAAATAGTAGCTCTAGCAGCACCATTAGAAAGAATATTTCTAAGGTCAAAATAAACCATTGTCTTAGAACCTGGGAATGTAATTAAGTAAAAAGCGTCTCTTTCAAAATAAGCACTTTTAATATTAGTTAATGTTTCTACAGATAAATATCCTACTAAGTCATCTCTAATATTAAGAGAAAGTTCACGAAGAGGCATAGAGTTTTCTTGAACTGTTCTATTAAAACTTCTTACACCACTTTTTGATAAGAAAATTAAATCATTACCTGTATTTTGTATTGAATCTCTTGCAATACATCCAACACCTTTAATAGTATCAGCTAATGTTATTGTAGAAGGATCATCAGCACCTTGATAAACTACAATGTTGTTTTTACAAAAAATAACTAAATATTTATTATGTTGAGCTAAAGCTACAATTTCATCATTCTGTCCTACTACACCACCAATATCTAATAGACCACTACCAGCTCCTGTAAAAGTAGCTCCATTAAGTAATTGACTATAAAAGACAGTTGTTTTATTATCTGTTAAGCCACCAACCCATATTCTACCAAAACTTGCTAATACTGTATCAGGATCAAATGTAGATACACCTGTAGGTGCTGTACCATAATCTGTACCAACTCGTTGAAAAACAAAAGGACCACTGTGAGCTCCTTCTCTATATACAAGCATTGTATTACCTGATTGAGCAGCAAAAGCATAAGATTCTGCAGCAGCACCACTACCTTCAGGAAGAGCAGCCCACTGCCATCTATTTCCTGTAAATGAAGGTTGTGTCGTTAAAGCAACAGGACCTCCTGAGTCAGCACCAAATACATACTTTCTTGTTAAAGTAATATTGTCAGTAGTAGAAAATAACTGTCCATTACCTGAACATAAATATAAAATATCTCCAGCTACTGTTTTAAATTCAAATATAGATTCTATATAATTATCTGTTCCTAATGAATTAGTTGCATTAGTTGGTAGATGTACTGTTACATTTCCACTTGTTGACCCACTTGTACCATGCGTAATTGTAAATGTATTTGTTGTAATTGCTGTAATTACAAATGCACCATCTGTTGCAGAACCTGAAGTAAAATCTAAATGAACTGTATTTCCAACTGCTAATCCATGAGCAGTATAAGTTACAACAACTGAAGTACCAGTTCTAACATAAGTAGCTGATAAACCATTTCTAGTTTGAGAAATACTTATAGTATAAGTTCCTGTACTACCTGTTGTCCCTGTTACTTGAGATACAATAGTTGTCCCAGCCGTAATACCTGATCCTGATATAGTAGTTCCAGGAGATAAAGTACCTGATGTTACAGAATGTACAGTCATAGTTGTTGTAGAAATTGATGATGTAAATATAGCACCACTAGTTGAATCTGTTAAAAGATCCCACCCTTTTCTAGCACCTAAACGACCATATTTATCAATAATACAATTATTAGCAATAGTAGCATAACCACTTTCAAGAGTAACTCCTGAATCTTGGGTATTTAACCCCATAAATCCAGGTGCAGTTATACTAGTAGTTTTTATTAATCCAGCCATTATGATAAATACCAAATAGTTTCTTCAGGTCTTTGTCCAGCTTCAATAGAAATATAATCTGATAACATACTTCTAAAGCGTTGCTCTTGTTCCATAAATCCACCATCTTCTCCTCGTTCACTAATTGCTCTTGCAATAGTTCCTTCAATAACTAAAGGAGCTGGGATAAGAAGAACATCTGTAGGTAGTTCTAAGTCCGCTTGTGGTAGTACAACATTAAATCTTAATTCATACACACCATCAGGTACTGGAAATACATCAACTTGTGTATCGCCATTAGAATCTACACCATTAAAATTATAAAAAGCTGGAGAACCTGTTTTAACTGGTGACATAAGAAATTGTCTATCAAACCAAGTACCATTTCTATTTTCCATGGTAACATTACTAGTGTCATTAATAACATTTAAAACTCTAAATGTTGTTTTAGAATTAGTAAAAACATAATTAAATAAGTTAGCCGAAGTTGTAGCTGTTAAAGTTGTGCGTAATGCACTCCAATTCCAAGAGTTCTCAATATCTCGTTTAACTTCATTAACTAAGTCTGCAATAAGAGTAGAATAAGAGTTAGCAGTAAGCGAATCAACTTGTTGTTCTCTTAATCTTCTTAAAACTCTATTGACAATTTCTAAATAAGTCATATGTTATTTTCCCAGTATATACAACAATTATACCATAATAATAGTAAATTGTCAACTAATTTCTTACCATTTTACCTTGTCAGCCCAATAAGCAGCACTCATCTTACCTTTAGCTATATTCTTAGCGTGTCTAGCTTTAAAAGACTTTTGTCTAGCTTTTTCAGCGTCTGTTTTAGGATGTGAACCAGCACCTCTAACTCCTTGTTGACCGAATCTAATAAGTTTTTCAGTTTCACCTACTTTAGCTAATACAGCATGACTCTTTGTAGGATGACTAGGAGTTCTTTTAGGTTTGTTATAACCTGAAAATGTTTCTTTACCTTTTTTAATCATTTCTTTTTCTTCGCTGTTTTAGCTGCTTGTTTAAATGCTTTTGCAGTAGGGGCACCTTTGCTTCCTACTTTACGCATCTTTTCTCCTGAACCAGCTTTTATTCTGGCTTGTTTAGCATGAATGTTAGAATAGAGTCCCATATTATTTCTTCTTTTTAGACATTCCAGCTTGGCTTAAAGCAATAGCAATAGCTTGTTTCTTACTTTTAACAATAGGACCTTTTTTAGAACCTGTATTAAGAGTACCAGCTTTATACTCACGCATTACTTTAGAAATCTTTTTCATCTTACCTGCTTTAGTAGTTGGCATCTTTTTCATTTAAACTCTCTCTTTCCTTTATTATCTATAATTAATGCTTGCTTCCTAGGAGTACTCCCTTTAACAGTTGGAATTGATAAATGTACCCAACTATCAAATTCTAATATAACCTGATCGTAAGGGACATTATCATCGACAATGGCTCTAACCACTGTACTAGGAGGCATTCCCTTGATATTAAAATCAACTGCACATCCTTCACAATGTTGTGATGTTTTACTTCCACCCACTGCTTCATTGACTTCTCTCGATCTATACCCTGAACTAATCAGGAATGGTTTATTAAATATCTTACGAACTTGCTCTAAAAAGAAAGCAAGTCTCTCTAAATTATCTTTTACTTTCTCTGAAGGAGTATTATCTAATCCCCTTCTACTTGCTACCTGACTAAAAGTAAGTTCTTCTAAACTAAAATTAGGACTTAACTTCATTTCTTCTTAATGTAGAACAAACTTCGTTCTCCAAATAAATAGAATCCTACAGCACTTGCAAAGTTATCTACTTCAGTGGTTGATGTACCATTTAAGTGCATTGTAGCCCATGTTGCTAATACTAATAGACCAATAAGGGGTCTCATAAGTCTTACAATAGCTT